CGCACAGGCGGACGTGGTGGCAGAACTCAAGGCGCGCGGTCTTTGGAACACACCTAAAACAGTCATTTCACCGGATCCATTACCGGTGCAAATCAATCTGGGGCAAGGAAAAGGCCAGGTCATTGCCGAGTACAGCTACACCGACGAGCATGGCCAGCTGCTCTACCAGGCACTGAGGTATGTGCCGAAGGATTTTAGGCAGCGCGCACCAATCAATGGCAGCGGGTGGACCTGGTCAATCAAGGGTGTGCGCCGGGTGCTATATCGGCTGCCCGAAGTTCTTGCCGCCATCGCAGAGGGCAAAACGGTTTATGTCTGCGAGGGCGAGAAGGACGTTGAGGTAGCGCGGTCCTTGGGTCTGGTTGCGACCTGCAATGCGATGGGTGCGGACAACGGGTCCGGCAACAAGTGGCTGCCGGAGTTCGGGGAACTTTTGCGGGGCGCAGATGTCGTGGTCGTGCCGGACCAGGACGAGCCTGGCCGGCGTCACGCTGAATGGGTAATTAGTACCCTGCGGGACAAGGCGCGCAGCGTCAGAGTCGTCAATCCTACGTCAGGTAAAGACTTGGCCGACTGGATCGAAGCGGGCGCTACTGTTGATGACATTGTCAACAATACAGTCGATGCGTTTGATGTAGATCAATCCAGTAACGACAATCCCGGCAACTTCCCATTTTTTGATGTGTCAGATTTGATCGCTGACATTAAGCCCATTGACTGGCTGGTGCGCGATGCGTTTGAGGCGGATTCCCTGGCGCTGATCTACGGGCAACCGGGCGGCGGCAAATCTTTTTTTGCAGTCGACATTGCTTGCGCAATTGCCACCGGCAACGCGTTCTTTGAGCGCCAGGTCAAGCAGGGGCCGGTGTTCTATATCGCCGGCGAAGGCCACAACGGTCTGGCCAGGCGATTCAAAGCCTGGGAAGTGTCCCACGGTGTCCCGATTGTCCCAGGGACACTGTTTAAGTCGGGCGGCGCCATGGCGGCGCTTGATGAGGACAGCATCCGCGCGGTGTATGAGCAGATCGCACGCACGTGCGACGCCAGTGGTCAGGCACCGGCCTTCATTTGCATCGATACCTTGGCCCGTAACTTTGGCGCCGGCGACGAAAACTCCACTGAAGACATGTCGGTCTTCATCTCCCACCTGGACAAATGGCTGCGCCGGCCGTTTGGCTGCTGCGTGGCGACCGTCCATCACGCCGGGCACAACATGGAGCGGGCGCGCGGATCCTCGGCATTAAAAGCCGCGGTGGACGCGGAGTGCGAAGTCTCGCGGGATGACTCGGGCCTGGTCCGGGTGCGCTTTACAAAGATGAAAGACGCCGAGATTCCGCCCGAGATGATGCTGAAGTTAAAGGGCGTCGAGCTGCCCGGTTTGTTGGATGAAGACGGCAACCCGGTGACCTCCGCGGTGCTGGACGTGGCTGGCGACATGATCCATTCGCAGCTGGCCAAGCGCACCGACGGCACCCAGATCACGGCCATCGAAGTGTTGAAGATCCTTGACCAGAAGTGGCACACGGCTCGCCAGCTGGAAGATCCGCTGATGGTATCGAAGTCCACTGCTGGGCGCGTCATGGGCGCATTGAAGCGCTTGGGATTTATAGGCGAGCAAGGCATCACGCAGGCTGGATTGGATGAGCTCTCGCGCGCCGGGCACGAGATTTTGGGGCACGGCAAACCTGTTTGGAAGAGATCAAAGTGACAAGGGTTTTGTCAGGATTTTGTAAGAAAAGTGTCCCAGAAACGCCTGGGACACCTTGTGATTGGACTGTCCCAGACTTGCTGGGACAAGAGTGGACACTAACCGTAAAACGTAGCAAACGTGCGGTAGTTTTGTCCCAAAACGATCTGGGACACCTTGGGACGGTCAGTGTCCCATGTCCCACCACCTTATATAAGGTGGGACAGTATGGGACACCCCTGGGACAGGCTTAAAAAAGGAGAGCAAAAATGACAATTTTTATCCCGGTGCTTTTCTTGTGCATCGCTGGCAATTGCGAGTTCATGCAGCAGACGCGCTACTTCACGAGCGAGGCGCTGTGCCAGGAAGTCCTGGTTGAGCAAAAGCAAAAAATGCACAACATGGCAACAGCATTGAACGAGGTGATTACGCAGATGGAAGGCACCTGCATTGACGCAACCATCCAAAGCACCATGATGGTCAAGGGGAAGCGATGATCAACCTCACCTTACCGTACCCACCTTCGGGCAACACGATGTGGCGCAAAGGGCAAGGCAGGACTTATCTGGGCGAGAAGGCCAAAGGGTTCTATCGCGACGTGCAGTACGCCGTCATGCAGCAGGGCAAGATGGTTAACCTGGATGTGCCCGTCATAGTCGAGTGCCGGCTGTATCCGCCAGACAATCGCCGGCGCGATTTGGATAATGCCTGGAAGGTTTTGGCCGATAGTCTGACTCGAGCGCGAGTGTGGCAGGATGATCACCAGGTGCGCAGCTTGCATTTGGTCTGGCAGGATCCCGAGCCAGGCGGAAAGGTCGAGATCACAATTGCTTTGCATGGTGAGAGAATCGCATCATGATCAGAAAATTACCGATACTTACCGACATGGCAACTGAAGAATTGACAGGCCGCGATCGATCGGAGGCAAACCTACGCAAGGGCGGAGGCCGACCGAAGGGAAAGCCGAACAAAGTTAACGGCGATGTGAAGGCTATGGTACTGGGCGCGCTGGAACAAGTCGGCGGCCAGCAGTACTTGGCCGAGCAGGCCGAGGCTAACCCGACGGCGTTCATGTCCCTGGTGGGCAAGGTGCTACCGCGTGAGATGAAGGCCGAGGTATCCGGCGCAATCGAGCTGGTGCTGGCAGAAAAGCTCAAGCAAGCACGCGAACGTGTCTACTGACGTTCAGCACGAGCTGATCGACTTCATTGCCGGGTTCACGCACAACCCGCTCGGGTTTGTGCTGGCTGCGTTTGAGTGGGGCCAGGGCGAGCTGGTCGGCTTTGATGGACCTGACGAGTGGCAGCGTGATGCACTGATTGAGATCGGCAAGCGGCTGCAGGCCGGCATGTCGGCTGATGAGGCGATCCAGCTGGCGATTGCGTCTGGCCACGGCATCGGCAAATCAGCGCTGGTGTCCTGGCTGATCTTGTGGGCGATCGCCACCCACGAGGACACCAAGGGCGTGGTGACTGCCAACACCGAGAACCAGCTCAAAACCAAAACCTGGGCGGAGCTGGCCAAGTGGCACCGCATCTGCCTGGTGCGCCACTGGTTTGAGCTGACCGCCACGGCGCTGTTTTCCAAGGATCCAGCGCACGAGAAGACCTGGCGCATCGACATGGTGGCCTGGTCCGAGCGCAACACCGAAGCGTTTGCCGGCTTGCACAACAAGGGCAAGCGCATCTTGCTGGTGTTCGATGAGGCGTCCGCCATCCCTGACCTGATCTGGGAAGTCTCGGAGGGTGCGCTGACTGACGCCAACACCGAGATCATCTGGTGCTGCTTTGGTAACCCGACCTTAAACACCGGGCGGTTTCGTGAATGCTTTGGGCGCTTTCGCCACCGGTGGATCACCCGGCAGATCGATAGCCGCACCGTGGCCATGACGAACAAGGCCCAGCTGCAGAAGTGGGTCGACGATTACGGCGAGGACTCCGACTTTGTGCGCGTGCGTGTGCGCGGCGTGTTCCCGTCGAGCTCGGCCAATGCGCTGATTGGACCCGAGGACGTCGAGCGCGCTATGTCGCGCCACTACGATGTGACACAGTACGAGTTTGCCGCCAAGATCCTGGGCGTGGACGTGGCTAGGCAGGGCGACGACAGCTCGGTGATCTACCCGCGCCAGGGCAGAGTGGCATTTAAGCCACGCCTTTTGCGCATCCCGGACACCATGTTGGTCGCCCAGCAGGTGGCCCTGTCGATGGACAAGTGGAAGCCGGACGCTGTGTTTGTTGACTCGACCGGCGGCTATGGCGTTGGGGTCGTGGATGCGCTGCGCCAGATCAACAAGACGCCGATCGAGGTGTACTTCAGCGGCAAGCCGCTCGATGGCCGGTACTTTAACAAGCGAAGCGAGATGTGGTTTGAGATGGCTAAGTGGATCAAGGATGGCGGTGCGCTGCCGCGGGATCGGGAGCTGGCCGAGGAGCTGATTGCAGCGACCTACACCTTCCAGGGCGACAAGTTTAGATTGTGCGACAAGGACGACATCAAGGATTTGATTGGGCGCAGCCCGGACAAGGCTGACGCACTGGCATTAACCTTTGCTTACCCGGTGTCGCCGAGCCTGGCGCACATTCATCCGAGTCTGGGGCAGATGGCAGCAGCGGTGACTGAATACGATCCGCTGCAAAGCGCTTGATTATTCTGGGCAAATTGGTGCGATAATCCGTGCACGTTGTGATATTCACATGAGGTGATCTATGTGCTTTGGTGGCAGCTCAAAACCCCCACCGCCTCCGCCTCCGCCACCGGTAGCGCCGGTCGAGCAGGAGCAGGCTGTTCAGGATTCTATGGACCGTGAGCGCCGCCGTCAGGCAGCTGCCATGGGTCAGCAATCAACGATTCTGACAAGCGGCATGGGCGTGCAGGCGCCTGCGGCGACGACTCAAAAAACTTTGCTAGGAGCATGAAATGTGTTTTTTTGGACGTAGCAGATCGCAGCCAGCACCAGTGCCAGCACCTGTTGCGCAGCCTGCAGCCACGCCTGCGGTAGACGTAAACGCGGAGCAGGATGAGCAACGCCGGCGCATGGCTGCAATGGACGCTAACACCCAGGACAGTATGGCCGCAGCCACTGCAGCACCTAAGACCGTGCTGGGTGGCTGATTGTGTGTTTGCCTGGCATGCAGCGATCAGCGCCGCCAGCGCAAGCAGCGCAGCAGGTATTTAATGCCGAGAGCTCTGGGTATGACTACAAAACCGCAACGGCTGCTGGCATGGGTCCAGCAGCCAGCGGCGAGAACCAAGGCCACTGGGGATCGGTCACGATGGCCAGTGATGCGGACAAGAAGAAGTACGGCTTGCCAGACGAGAGCTACCTGCTGTTGAAAGGCAAGTCACACAAGACCTGGGACTTAGCAGTCAAGGGCGAGGAAGAACGCGGGTTTGAGGTAAAGAAATACGGTAACCGCTACTACTCCGTGCCAAAGGGAACGAAGTGATGGAAACAAAGCGCGAACAGTTTAACCGCCGCCTCGGCTCATTAAAGACCGAGCGATCGTCGTTTATCGAGCACTGGCGAGAGCTGTCTGACTACATCCTGCCGCGCCAATCCCGTTTTGTTGTCACCGATCGCAACCGGGGCGACCGCAAGAATTCCAAGATCGTCGATAACACCGCAACACTGGCGGTGCGCACACTGGCCTCCGGCATGATGTCGGGCATCACGTCACCTGCGCGCCCGTGGTTCTCGCTGCGCACGCCCGATCCTGGCTTAAACGAATTCAAGCCGGTCAAGATGTGGCTGGACCTGGTGCGCACGCGCATGACTGAAGTCTTCCTGCGCAGCAATCTGTACACCACGCTGCCCATTACCTACGGTGACTTAGGTGTTTTTGGCACCAATGCGTTTGCGGTGCTCGAGGACCAAGAGGATGTGATCCGCTGCTACCCATATCCGATTGGCAGCTACATGCTGGGCGTGTCGTACCGCGGCAATGTCGACACGTGCTACCGTGAGTTTCAAATGTCGGTGTCGCAGGTGGTGGGCCAGTTCGGCATCGATCAAGTATCGGAAACAGTCAAGAACCTCTACGAGCGCGGCAACAAGGACGCCTGGATCGATGTGATCCACGTGGTTGAGCCCAATCAAGAGTACGACCAGCGCCGGCCAGCATCGAAGTACAAGCGTTTTCGTAGCGTTTACTACGAGGCAGGCAACAACCAGGACAAGTTTCTGCGCGAGTCTGGCTTTGATGACTTCCCGCTGATGGCGCCTCGCTGGGCGCTGACGGGCGAGGACATCTACGGCTATTCGCCAGCGATGGATGCGTTAGGCGACATCAAAGCGCTGCAGCTCGAGCAGCGACGCAAGGCCCAGGCAATCGACAAGCTGGTCAATCCACCGATGACGGCGCCTTCATCGCTGCGCAACCAGCGCGCCAGCCTTCTGCCGGGTGATGTGACCTACGTGGATGTGCAGCAAGGCGGCCAGGGATTTGCGCCTGCCTACCAGATCAACCCGCGTATCAACGAGCTGATGATGGACATCCAGGAGAACCAAGGCCGCATTCGCCGTGCGTTCTTCGAGGATCTGTTCCTGATGATTGCCAACGATTCGCGCAGCAACATCACCGCCCGCGAGATCCAGGAGCGCCACGAAGAGAAGCTTTTAATGCTCGGTCCCGTGCTTGAGCGTCTAAACGATGAGCTGCTGGACCCGCTGATTGATCGCGCATTTACCATCATGATGAAGGTCGGCATGATCCCGCCGCCGCCCAAAGAGCTGCAGGGCATAGATCTGTCGGTCGAGTACATCAGCGTGATGGCCCAGGCCATGAAGATGGTGGGCATCTCATCGATTGAGCGCACGATGCAGTTTGCCGGCCAGATGGCGCAAGCCAACCCGCAGGTGCTCGACAAAATCGATTTTGACCAAGCGCTTGACGAGTACAGCTCAATGCTTGGCGTGCCACCGTCGATCATCAAAGACGACGCCGAAGTGGCAGAGGTGCGAGCCCAGCGTGCCCAGCAGCAGAACTCGATGATGGCCATGCAAATGGCGCAGCAGGGCGCGCAAAGCGCGAAGACCCTCTCCGAGACAGAGGTCACCGATGAGAATGCGCTGACCAACATGATCAACAACCTGCGCGGCGCGCCCGCGTGATAAAGGAGATGCCATGAAGAAGGGCTACGGCAAGAAGCCGCCAAAGAAATGAGCGACAAGGACAAAAGTTTCAACGCGGCTGAAGAGTCGCAGGTCAAGGATCGCAAGCGCAAAGATGAGCGCTTGCGCGACATCGAGCTGGCGGACATGAAGAAGATGATGTCCACGTGCGAAGGTCGCCGATTTGTGTGGCGTTTGCTCGACCGGGCTGGTGTGTTTCGCACATCGTTTACGGGAAACAGCACCACGTTTTTTAATGAAGGCCAGCGCAACATCGGCCTCATTGTTTTGGCGGACGTGATGGCAGCAGCTGCTGACCAGTACGTCGTGATGATGAACGAATCCAAAGAGGATGACAGAACCAATGGCTGACGCAGATACCAACGCCGTGCAGGACAACACCGCAAACACGGCACAAGGTGGCGACGCAGCTGGTGCTGGTTCCGTACTGACCACTGAGCCGACGGGCAACGTGAACCAGGCGAAACCAGATCAAGCGTCTGGCGATACCACTGATGCAGGCACCGGAGATACGGGTGACAAGCAGACC